TAGCCATCCGAAATGACATGGAACGGTCAAGTCCGACAAGTTTAGGACCAGATGCACCCCGCGGCGAGTATGGAAATCGTAGCGTTTTCGATTATGATTACCGTAGCCGAGAACAGCGAATTGGACGGTTGACAATTGGAGGACAGATTCAGTGACAACACAACGATACAGTGCTCAGATTCCAGCGGTGACGATTGGAACCTCGATTGCCGCGAGTTCAGTGATTGATTTCAGTAGCTCCGAAACTGGGAGGGTGCATATCCCTGCGGGTTCGTCTCTGACGACATTGAACTGGTATGCTAGCTTGACTGACAATGGGGTTTACACCCAAGTCAGGGACGGCTCGAATGCTGACGTTACGTCGACCGTGGCGGCAGGGTACAACTATGCGTTCCCTGCGGCTTTGATTGGCGCAAGTTTTTTGAAAATCGTTGGCAACGCTGCGGGTGTTGCTGGCATCACCATGAAAGATTGATTTTTTACTCAAAGGAGAGTAAGCATGTCGGAGCATAATATTTTGAATGAGTTGCTTGGTGCGTTTAGCAGTAACGGTCCTGGTTTGGTTCCGTTGATCGCTTCGACGGCTGGAACTCAAATCCCTGACGAGCGGTTGGTTCAGTTCGTCATCCCAACTTGGGGTAACGCGAACAACATCTTGATTCTTCCGAATCCAGACCCAGGCAAGATCGTCATCATTGCCGGCGCGGCAACTGGAGGTGAGTTGCGAACCACGGCTCCAGCAACGATTGCGATTAACGGCGGCACTGGTGCTGCTGCTGAGTCGGCGGTTGCTGCCAACCAGATGGTCATTTGCATCTGCGAGTCAGCGACTTCGTGGAAGGCGTTTACCATTGCGAGCAACGGAACGACCGCAGGACTCGAAGCCGCAGCGTAATCGTTGACATGCCAACCAAAGAGATACTATTCCCCTCGGGCGTGAATCGACGCTTCTCATTTCGTCAAGAAGTGGGCAGGCGCGATCGGTATTTCAGTCCTTGGTCTGTCAATTGTCGCATGGAGGACTTCCAGGGTCGCCTTCGTGGTGGATCTTGGTCGCCTACTGCTGCTGGATCGGTGCCTGCGACACAAAGCAACTACTTTGCCAGCGGTAGCAATGCGATTGTAGACGACAGCGGGAATCGCATTGTTGCGAGCTCTGGTGTTGCTGCGGTCCACAGTGGCGGGGTGGTTTACGTAGATCCAGGATCGAACGCTCCGGCGTCTCACGGTGCTCAGTGCGTCTATCGCGATCGATTCATCCGTCCTTCGGGAAGGATTATCTTCGCTAGCCGGCAGAGCGTTTACACCGATTGGTCGTTGAGTGCTGACGTCAGCGACATGGCGCGTCCGTTCGTTATCCAGTTGTCCGAGGCTGGAGAGATCGGAACTGACATTGTGGCACTGATTCCGCACAAAGACGCTTATCTTTTGGCGGCAGCGAGCGGTTCGCTTTGGGTGGTTCAGGGGGATCCGACTGCCGATGGAACGTTGCGAAACGTTTCTCGAGAAGTCGGCATGGTGGGTCCAAAGGCTTGGTGCCGTGATCACCTCGATCGGTACTACTTCCTGTCGTCGCATGGTCTTTACACCGTGTCGGCGTCTGGTGACGGCTTGCAAGCGATCTCCGAGGATGTTGTCCCTGAGCAACTCACAGGGGTTGCCGATGCGTCCACGGTGCTGGAATACGACCATGAAACTCGGTCGGTGCGCATTCATATACCGTCAGCGGCGGTTTCCTGGATGTTCGATACCGAGCGAATGGGGTTCTGGCCGTTCAAGGTTGGAAACTCCAGTTCGCATGTCGCTCTGGGTCCAATTCAACTCGGGAACAGCAACAGTTACGGCAGGTTGATTCAGTTGCATGGCATTACCGCTTCTGGGAGTGTGAATGTCACCTGGAGGGTTATGGTGGCTGATACGGCAGAGCAAGTGAGCATCAACGCCAAAGCGGCGATTGAGGCTTTGGTTGCTGGCACTACGCCATCGAATGTTCACAGTAGCGGCGTTTGGGCGGCTGGTGTAAATCACCGTTGCTACCCTCGCGCCAGGGGTAAATACATGATCCTGCTCATCTCGGCTGCAAGTGGCAACTGGGCGTGGGAAGGTGCGAGTGCAGTGATAGAGCCTTCTGGGGCGTGGAGGTAGATCGTGCCTGATGTGACATTCTCCGAATGGATTGCTGGCTTGCCAGTCGATACGCTTACGGGACCAGAAAAGGTTCCGGTGCTTGACGGCACGACGTCTCGGCATGTCACGGCGACATTGCTTGCTGCGTTTGTCGTTGACACGCTCCATCAAGCTCCAGTGATCACAACGGTTGCTGACGCCGATGAACTCAACGTGTTTCAATCGGACATCGAAAAGATCATCACGGCTCAGAACTTCTTTAATTGGGTGGTGGACAAACTCGAAGCGATTGAAACAAGCGCGACGATCGTCTCTGGCGACAAGTTGGTGTTCAACGACGGCGGCATCCTCAAGCAGATCGACATCGATAACGTCAAGACGTTCCTCAACTCCTCGGCTGTTTCCCTCGGGAATCAAATCGCTAGCCTGTCTGCTGCAACACTTGCCGACACGGATCAATACGTCGTTGCACAGACAACAACTGCACGCAAGACGACGTTTGCCGACATTGCGGCGAGGGTCCACTCGCAGTTCCTAGCGTATGTTGCTGGTCTTTCGGCTGTTGCAACGCTCGCTGATGCGGACACGTTCTATGTGAGCGATAGTGGGGTGGCAAGCAAGGTCACAGCGCAAACGATTGCAACCTATGTGCAAGGAAAAGTCGGAGCTAGCGTTGTTTCAGGTGCGTGGGATACTTACTCGGCGCTCGGAGCGGCGGCGAATGCAACCGATGTGTTCCTTCTCGAGCGAAGCGGAACGGGTCGAACGGCAACTGGAGCAAATCTCGCGTCATACGTTGTAGGTACTCAGGATAGTGCGGCGAGTGCGGGTAGCGGAGTGGCTGGAGACAACTTCCTGATCTTCCGATCGGGAGTGCAGAACAAAATGGATATCGGCCAGTTGGCTACCTATGTCCTGGCTTCTGGATGGTCGGCAGCAAGCGGGAACCCAGTGGCAACTGGCGACAAGATTACGATCGGCAGGGGTGGGACCACTTTTAGCGTCACGGTTGACCAGCTCAAGACATTTGCTCTCGTAGGCATTCAGGCGAGCGTTCTTGATCTCACCGGCTTGACGAGTGCTTCGCTTGCCTCGGGATCGCTATTCCTGGTCGGGGATGGTTCAACAGCCAAGAAAGCCACCCTAGCGGAACTTGAAACGAAGCTTTGGGTGGATTTTCAGGCTTACGTGTCTGGCTTGACTGCTTTGACGGCACTCGAGGACGCCGACACGTTCTATGTCATCGAAGGGACCACCCCCAAGAGGATCACTGGAGCAAACATTGCGTCCTACATCGAAACCGAGATGTGGGATAAAGCTGATGCAAGTCCTGCGGTTCAGGCTGGCGATGACCTGTGGATGCGACGAAGCACGACGAGTTACAAACTGGACGTTGGAGCTCTTGCCACCTACGTTGCTGGCATTGTGACAAGCAGCATCGATGTAGGTGCGTTGACGGCAGCAGCACTTTCCGATGGCGACCTGTTTCTTGTCGACGAGGGAGCGACGAACACGAAAGTTACGCTCGCAAATCTGCGGTCAAACTTTTGGGATGCACTTCCAGCTCACGTCACAGGGTTGACGGCTGCGACCACTGCGGTTGACGCTGATATTCTGTACATGATCGGCACTGGCACACCTCGAAAGCTGACTGTTGGCGACCTGTGGGACAGCCGCTATTTACTCGATGCCAAGACGATCAAACTTGACGATTTCACGGCTTGCGACGACAACACTGACCTGAACGCCACCTCGTCTGCGCACGGTCTTTTGCCGAAATTGAGCAACAATACAAGGCAGTTCTTGCGTGGAGACGGAACTTGGGCTCCTTCGTCCAGTTCCACAGCAATAGCAACTGCGGCAACTGGAAGCACTTACTTGGATGCGGCAGCGTTGGCGGCGACCAACACAACGTACATTACCTCGGATAGTGCAGCCAAAGGGGTGAAATTGCCGACTGGTGCTCCAGGTGACATCATGGAAGTGATCAACACCAGTGCGACTGCTGCGAAGCTGTACCCTGCAACAACTGGGGTGTTGAACGGTCAAGCAGCAAACGCAGGTATTGTTATCCCAGCCAGCAAGGGGGTTCGGTGTTTTTGCTCTGCGATTGACACCTGGACGGTGTTTGACATGACAGCCAAAGCTGCGAACGCTTAACGAAAGGGGTGGATAATGTCGACTGAAAATGACGTATCTGTAGTACCAGAGGTTACGCCTAACCAGTTTTTTTACGAGCTGCCAGACATTGCCAATCCGTTTACTTCGGTTGCGCAATGGTTCACAACTCAAACACTTTCTGACATCCCAGAAAACGTTATGGGATGGCTTGTCGCACAGGGGTTCGAGATTACAAACATTCGGCAGGACAACACCACCGTCCCGCCGACGAACTATTTTTCGGTTAAGAAGCAAGGCTTGTATCCTCCTGGGGTGCTGTTGGCTCTCTGCAACTCCTACACTATCGAGGCAAACAACGCGAGAGATCAAAACCAGGTCAGGTACGCCGAAATACTTGCAAACATGCAGGTGATGGTCGACAGTTCTCAAGTCCAATTTGACGCTCAGATCGCCGAGCAAAATGCGCAGTCAGGTGTGTTCTTGTCCGACCTTGACGAGTACATGAACGCGATCGAGGCGATGATTAACGACAATCAGGCTCAGATTGTCATCGACGCAAACAACTCCAAGATTGCGCTGGGGGAAATGCTCGATAGGCTTGGCGACCTGGAGACCAATGCCACTGACAACGCTTCGGAGATTGAATCGCTTTTCACCGTACAAGCCGCGAACTTGGCGACATTCGTCAATAACTACAACAGCAAACTTGCGGAGCTCGACCAGAACTTTGCAACGTACCTGGGTGATGTCTTGTCGAAGATCTCATCCCTCGACTCCGACCTCGATAGCCATATCGCAGATTACAGCCAGCAGTTCGGCATCCTGGCGACCAACTACACGGCTCACGCGGCTGACATCGCGTCACAACTCGCGTTGGTCCAGGCGAACGTTGATATCTACGTTGCGCAAGTAGATGCGATACTCACGTTGCTTGAGACTGACTACGAACAGGTGGCAGAAGATCTTGATGCACTCAGCACGCAAACGGGAAGTTTGGTTTCTCAGTATGCGGGAGACTACAACGCGATACTGATTCTGCTTCAAACCGACTACGACACGCACGCACCGATCGCTCGAAACTTCCTAGTCAACCTCGGGCAGACGGATTTAGCCAGGATCAACGAGCAGTTCGCAGGTAGCCTTTCGTCTCAAATGCAAATGCTGGTGAGCAAAGGATTGTACACGTCGACAATTCCGGTCGACATCACGGCTCGAAACACCAGGGACCGTGACGAGAATATCCAAGAACTCAACGACCGCTTGAACCGCGAGAAACTGGACAACCAGCACAAGCTTTACGAGCAGCAAGTTGCAATGCGGTCACGGCGGCTGGATGGCACCGATCGGTTGCATTCAGTTCGCCAGGAAGTGATCAGATACCAAGCCTCGCTTGTCAATAGTATCTACTCGCTCCGCAGCGATGCCACCAACCGGATCCTTGCTGGTCGGCAGGCGATATTTGCTGCCAAGGACTCGAACTCCAAGTACGGTGTCGAGATTGCTTCGAACCTGTACGGCAAACTCCAGGATGTCAGACAGCGGACAATCGATTCAATCGATCGGATTTACCAACTTCGGGACGTGTTCGCCAAGTGGAGTACGGAAGAAGCCAACCGACGTTATGAGAGGATCCAGCAGATCGAGGCTCAGTTCCTTGAGGGAATCCAGCGTCAGTATGTTTCGGCTCAGGATGTAACCAAGGTGGAGATGTCCGAGAAGCACACCCTGTTGTCGCAACTACAAGCTGCTTTGACCTCGCTGATGTCTGGTAAAGAACGATACGCGGTGCTGCTCATGCAGAACGCCAACACGCTCGCCGATCACAAGCACCGTGCGATTGCCGAGATGGTCAACGCAAAGGTTCAGCGTCTCGAAGGCTGGAAGGGTGTTGCCGCTGAGAACATGCGGCTGATGACCTACCAGTTGGACGAGCGGAACAAGCTGCTTATGGCGGTCTACGCATTCGTCGAGCGCCGTCAAGACATCGGACCTGAATGGAACGACATGGCGAAGATGATTGCCGGACTCGGGGACAGTGGAGGGGGTTGGCTGACGCCAAACTAAGATGTTTCGTAAAAGACGACGTCCAACGCCAGGGTTTCAAGTGCCGCCGCCGTACAACGCGATGCGTGGCGATCACGACGATTTGCAAGTGCATGGCGATTGGCCGTACTGTGCGATGATGCAGGTGGCGTGCGAGGACAAATATCCGAACTACGTCGTTTGCCGCGGGTTCGATCCGAGGATCCTGAAGTTCATCGACTACAAAGAGAACAGCGCCGAAAAGCCTGGGATATCGGTAGCCAAGCCTTTTGGGTGTCGCGTGACCTCCGGTGGAGCTAAGCGATACCGCATCGGAGAGGTTTTTCCAGCTTTCCTGCCAACCCAAGGGACGGCAGATATCGACGTACATTACGTACCGCCGTCGCCTGTCGAGGTTAAGTGGAGGCTTGGTCAAAACCCAGGTGTGGTCGACGGATCTCCCTACGGCGGTCCCCCGAAGTGTCTCGAGGATGAAATAGCAATCCTTCGGGATCACAACGGCAAGGTGATCAACTGGATACTTGTCCACACGGAAAACAAGTTGTTTCGGTTCCAGTCGACTGAGGATTTGATCGACTCGGATTCGTGCGAAGCGTGCGTCAGGCAAATGTCGGGTTATTGGCCGCACACTGCAACGATCTACGATCCGAACAGGGTTTACGATGGCATGCTAGCAGGCACGAAAGGATACGTAGAGTTCCAAGAAGGAAAGTATTACATCGTCGATGCGAAGTGCGATCCCGAGGAGATAGAGGCTTGCGAGTGCGAGCCAAGCGGCGAGAACGACTGCGAATGTAGCGGAGCATAACATGGCTTGGCGAAAGTGCTGCTGTTCAGACGAATGCCTGATCTTC